GTGTAACTTGTTTACAGGTACACATCACTTTGATGCTCCTGCAGATGATGGAAACTTTGTCTGCTTAAAATGTTGGACTTATGAGGGTTATGAAATGGAGGGAGTATAATGGCAATGCCTAAATTCTTAGAGGACTATACAACTGTTGATGAACTAATCAGCAAAATGAATAAAGAATATCCTAACTGCAGATTGGTTGCAGAGATGGTAGATAATGGGGATGACTGGGTTATTTTTAAATCATCTTTCTATGAGAACAAAGAAGATACTGAGCCTAAGGCTACAGGCTATGCAAGACAAACTAAAGCTGATCACAATTCTTGGTTTGAGATGGCAAGTACTAAAGCTAATGGCAGATGCTTAAGAGTAGTATTTTCTGAATCAACTACAGCAGAAGAGATGATTGGGATTGCTCCTAGTAAAGAAGCAGCTCCAAAAAAATCTATAGAGAAAGAGTTAGAAAAAGCAGGAATAGAATATAAAGATGTTTCTGTGAGTAAAACTCATGTTATAAATAACATTAAGTCTTTTGCTATGGATGTTGCTAGTGAGGATAAAACTAATGCAGCTAACTGGTATGCACAGGCTTTAGGAGAGCTTGGCATTAATGAAACACAATTAGATATTAATAATATGCAAACTGTTAAGAATAAAATACAGGATATAGCAACTGAAATTCAGGTTGGTGGTGCATAATGTTAGGGCTATTTGGTAGAAATAAACCATTGTCTATATTAGAAGATATACAACTACAGAAAGAGCCATCAGAATTTAGAAAAATTCAATATGTTTTGGAATTAGAGGGCTTTATCTGCTCTCTAGATCCTGAGTTTAATAAGAATGGTAATCTTAGAAAAGCAGTTAACAGGCTAAGAACTCAATATAATGCTTTAATTTATACTGAGGTTTGTAACTGTTCAAATAAGCAATATGCAAAGCTAAAAAAGAATGGAAGTCCTTTTATGCACAAAGCATATATTAAGGACTGGGCATTATGAAAAAAGTAATTGTTAAATTTATTGGGGTAAAGAAATATCTAGTTACAGATGATGCTGATCCTCAAAAAATTAAAGATATGTTTAGAAAAGACTTAGAGCTATTGCCACCTGTTTGGGCTAACAACATTGAAGCAGTTATGTATGCTAAAGATGAGCCAGAGGCAGAAGAGGAGTGATAAGCAACATTCTTTTTTATGTAAAAAATCTTATTTTTAAATGGGATAAGACACCTAAAGAAATCAGATACTTTACTTGCTTTATGTGTACAGAGGATTATAGCTTTCCTCTGTACAGTAAAGATTATGTTGTCTGCAACAGTTGCTTTAAAAAATTATAATGATTGAACTTTTTATAGGTTGCTCTTTACTTCTACAAGTAGAAATTACTGAGCAATCTATAGATGATTATTTTCTGTGTAATCATTTACAAGATGTTAAACAATGGTATTACAAAACAGAACAATATTTTAAGGATGATACTTTATTTGCATTAGCTGTTATGTCTTGTGAGTCAGATGGTAGGGCTAAAGCAACAGGATATAACACAGATGGCTCTATTGATCAGGGTTTGTTTCAATTTAATAATAAAACTGAAAAATGGTTAGAAAAAGATATCTATAATAGAGAACTAGATATGTATGATGTAGAAACTAATATTAAGGCAGCTAGATGGCTTTCTTTCTATGATGGTTGGCATCATTGGAACAGTAGTAAACATTGTTGGGGTAGATATAAATGAAAGTTTTAGTTGCTTGTGAATATTCAGGAATTGTTAGAGATGCTTTTTTGAAAAGAGGACACAATGCTGTTAGCTGTGATTTATTAGATACTGAATCATCAATAGTTTATGAGGATGGACATTATATAGGAGATGTAAGAGATATTTTATATGATGATTGGGATTTATTGATAGCTCATCCACCTTGTACTTATCTTGCTGTAACACAAAGCAGATGGATGTATCATCCAGATGATAAAAATTTACCAATACAAGAAAAAAGACCTCATCCACTACATCCAAACAGAAAGCAATATCAAAATGAAGCTTTAGAGTTTGTCAAATTGTTATTAGAAGCTCCTATTGAAAAAATTGCTTTAGAAAATCCTGTAAGTGTTATAAGTTCAAAAATAAGAAAGCCTGATCAAATAATAAATCCATATCAATTTGGACATCCAGAACAAAAAAGAACTTGTTTATGGTTAAAAAATCTACCAAAACTAAAAGAAACAAATAATGTTTATGATCACATGATGACACTACCAGACAAAGAAAGAATGAGAATTTGGTGGCTTGGAAGCAATAAAGGAAAGGAAAGATCTAAATTTTATACAGGTATTGCTGATGCTATGGCAGATCAATGGGGTTAAATATGCAAGAAGTTAATAAAAACAATAGAAGATTATTTGTAGAGGATGAATATGATTTATATGATGTTAGAAAGGCTAGACCTTTTTGGAATGATGTTTGTGAAGTTAATGGATGGCAAATAATAAAAGATGAAGAGGATTTTAAAGAGGACTATGTTTGCAAAATCAATAATGAGTTATATTTTATGGAGTTACAGGTTGTTGGTTATTGGCATAATTTTGATTTATCTAAGATCAGTAATGTAAGAATTTCAGCAAGTAAAGTCAGGTTATTAAAAGAAAAAGATAATGGGGGCTTAATATTTTTAAACTGTGTTCCTAATAGGTTTTTTGCAATAAATGTTAATCAAGTTACACCTGAGATGAAAAAAGATTCAGTTAGAGAACAATTCTATGAGATACCACTTAAAACAATTAATCCTAGAGAAATTAATGTATTAGACACTAATTATTGTGATTGCTTAGAAAATCATTTAGCAATTACTAAAAGATATGATGGCAGAATGGCTTTTGGACAAAAAGATTACAACATAAGGGGGGCTAATGGAATATGCTGCTGATGATATAAATTATGGGTATATGAGCATTCTTATGCACATTAATTCAGAATATACCTTAATTGACAAAATAGAAAACATAAGAGAATTGGATGGAAATATAGAACATCCCATCTTTGGTACAAATAAAGGTGGTGTTACTTTTACTTTATTTCTTAGGGGTTTTTATACAGTTTTTGAAGCAGTTATGAACTTTGGAAATAGGTTTGATATTTATGTAGTTAATGAATCTGGTAACACAACTATGATTGATGAGGATTTAGACCATTTAATCTCTTTGCTGCATATACTTTATATAAACAAAAAAGCAGAGGAGGATGAATTGCTGAACAGGGCTTTAAATCCACACACTTATAGAAAAGTTGCAAAAAAGATGTTCTACAATGAAGATCCCCCATTTTAAAAAAGGTTTAAAAGTACAATTTGTAGAAGCTGCAACAGATTTTATTGATCCACCAACACAAGACATTTTATGGAGATATGGTAAGATTCTCTTTCAAGTTAAGTCTGAGCATGGTGCTATCTCTTACTATATAGAAGAAAATAAAAAGAAAGTAAAAGTTTCAAGATATTTGATTTTTCCTGTAAATTAATGTTATGACAGAGAACAATGGCAATAGCTATACTCAGAAAGAGATGACAGCAAAAATAATGCTTGATATTGAAAAGATTTTTAATAAATTAGATGAACTTCAAAAAGATATAAACACAAGACCAACAAGACAAGAGATCTATGGTTGGATTATTGCAGGTATATCTATTGCTACATTGATAACAATATTGATGTAGGAGAGAAGTGGCAACAATAAAGATAGATACTAAAACAATAGTTCCAATAATTGCAACAATCATACTTAGTGCTTTTGGTTGGGTATTTAATTCAATAGAGGAAATTAAATCTCATCAAAATGCTTGTGATGCTATGGTTATGGAAATAAATAGTGAATTAGATATGTTAGAAAGTAATTTTACAGAACTATTATTTAAGTTAAATGGCTAAATACATAGACACTAGGGATTGTGATGAATGCTTACAGCCATTCTGGGATGATCCAGACTCTGTTTTATGTCCAAAATGTTTAAATAAATCCTAAACTACTGTTAAACTACATTTTATGAATAACATCCACCATTCCTTACAGTCTTTAGCTATCAATATTGATAAATTAAGTTTTTTAGAGGGTAATCCTAGACAAGGAGATATTGAGGCAGTAGCTAAATCATATAAACAATTTGGGCAGAGAAAGCCTATTGTAGCAACAACTGATCATGTAGTTATTGCAGGTAATCATCAACTTGCAGCTGCTAGACAATTAGGTTGGGATAAAATAGCTGTAGTTATAACTGATGATGATGAATTGACTGCTAAGGCTTTTGCTTTAGCTGATAACAGAACTGCTGAATTAGGCTCTTATGATGATGATTTATTAGCTGATTTATTAAGTGAAGTTTCAAGTGTTCCTGAGCTTATGGATTCAACAGGATTTAATGAGGATGATTTATTTGATTTAATTGGCTTTGATAATGAGCCAGAAGATGAACAAGAGATAGAAGTTCCAATAGAGCCTAAAACTAAGCTAGGAGATATGTATAAACTAGGTAATCATTATTTATTATGTGGAGATGCTACTAATGAAATTGATGTTAAAAAATTAATACAAGATAATCAAATAGATATGGTTTTTACAGATCCACCTTATGGAATAAATGAAAAGGGAGATAGATCAAATAGGCAAGGCATAACTAAAGGAAACAAGTTTAAAGATTTTATTGATGATTCAAATCAATATGCTATAGATAACTTTAATATAATACAAAAATTAGATATAAAAACTCAAGTATGGTTTGGGGCTAATTATTACTGCCATTCTTTACCTGAATCTAATAATTGGTTAGTTTGGGATAAAAGAGTTGAGGAAAAACAGAGAGATATGCAATCTGATTGTGAACTAGCTTGGATTAAGTCAAATTACAATAGTGTTAGAATATTTAGACATATTTGGAAAGGTATAATTAAAGATAGTGAACATGGGCAAAAAAGAGTTCATCCTACTCAAAAACCTATTGCATTAGTTATTTTTGCTATTAATGAATATAACAAATCTGCAAATACTATTCTTGATTGTTTTGGAGGAAGTGGATCAACTCTTATAGCAGCAGAACAAACAAACAAACAATGCTTTATGATGGAATTAGATCCTGTTTATTGTGATGTCATAATAGAAAGATGGGAAAACTTGGCAGGGAAGAAAGCAGAATTAATTAATGGTTGATATAAATAGCCTAGATATACCAGAACTCTGGGAAAGACAAACAGGAGAGAGTGCTAAGGCTTTTGAAGCTTTTGTTGTTTATAGAGATATGGAAAATAGATCTTATAGAGGGGTTGGACAGGAATTAGGTAAAAGTAAGACACAAATAGAAAAATGGGCTAGAAAATACTTTTGGCAAGAAAGAATCTTAGCTTTTATTGACTATATGGATTTAATAAAAAGGGAAATGCAGATTAAAGATATTGAGGAAATGAATGAAAGACAGATCAGGGTTGCTAGAAATTTACAGGCTAAAGCTGCACAAAAACTACAAGGAATGGATTTATCTGAGTTAGATGCAGGAGATTTAGTTAGATTCTTTATAACTGCATCAGAATTAGAGAGAGAGGCTAGAGGTGTTGCTAACTCTAATGTTAATATTGTTATGCCTCCAACAATTCAGATGGCTTGGGATTGGGAAAATAAAACTGAGTAATGGCACAGGTTATACAAGCTAAACCACCACAATTACACATAGGGCAAAAAGAAGTTCTTAAATCTCTTACTAAAAACAGGTTTAATATCTGTGTTGCAGGTAGGAGGTGGGGTAAAACAAGCCTTAGTATTGTTGCAGCTTTTGAAAGAGCATTTAAAGGAGAAAAGGTTTGGATTGTGTTTCCTGTTTATCCACAGGCTATGGACTCATTTAGAACTATGAAATCATTAATTAGACAATTACCAGATGAGATGTATGTTATTAAAGAAGTAGAAAAAAGAATAGAAATTGCTAATGGTGGATCTATACAGATTAAATCAGCTGATAAGCCAGAAAGATTAAGGGGTGCAGGTGGTTTAAGTTTAGTGGTATTTGATGAGGCAGCTTATCAATCTAAAGAAACTTGGGAAACAGTTAGACCAATATTATCTGATAGCTTAGGACAAGCCTTGTTTATATCTACACCTAATGGGATGAACTGGTTTTATGAACTGTTTGATAATGCTAAAAGGAGAGATGAGTGGACTATACATCATTATCCAACTGAATCTAATCCTAATATAAAGCCAGAGGAGTTATTTCAAGCTAGAGAGGAACTAGGCTCACTTGTATATGCTCAGGAATTCTTGGCAGAGTTTACAGAGGTTGGACACATGTTTAAGAGAGAATGGTTTAAATATTTTGATGTTATTAAAGGAGATGATCCAGAGTATGTATTTGCTGATGAGATAGTTAAACATAGTGAACTAAGTATCTTTGGCACAATGGATACAGCTTTAAGTATTAAGGAAACAGCAGATTATTCAGTAATAATGGCTATAGGAACAACTCCTAGTGGTAAGCTTTTAGTATTGGATATATTCAGAGATAGACTAGAAGCTCCAGAGCTACTACCTAAAATAGAATCAATGATTAGTAAATGGAACATGGCTTGGCTAGGTGTAGAGGACTCTAGTTTTGGTTTGGGTATTATTCAGATGGCTAGGAGGCAGGGTTTGCCTATTAGAAACTTAAAAGCAGATAAGTCTAAGACTGCAAGAGCAGTTCCTGCAGCAGCAGGATGTGAAAATGGTACTATCTACTTTTTGAAAAATGCTAAATGGTTAGTAGAATTTGAAAGAGAATTAACTAGCTTTCCATCTTCTGGATCTCATGATGATCAAGTAGATGCTCTAGCTTATGCAGCTAGATTTGGTATAGTTAGAAAAACAACATGGAGTGTAACCTAATTGGGAATAGCAGACAACATTAGAGGCTTTTTTAGTCAACAGGAAGTCAATACAGAAAAGAAAACATATAACAACTTTCCAACATCACAGGTAGTCTTTCCTTTTAACTCTGATGCAGGTTTCTTTAGTGGTGTAAATCAGATGAGTCCAGAGGGCAATTCAGCAGCATTAGCCTGTTTAAATGTTCTTGGTACAGCCTTTAGTGAGCCACCACTTAAAGTTTATTTAAAATCAACTGAGGGAGATGAGTATGTAGAGAATCATCCTGCTGCAGTACTATTAGAAAATCCTAATCCAAATATGACTGCTAACTTAATGAATAACTATATTGTTACTTCTGTAGCTGTGTATGGGGATGCTTTTATCTTAAAACTAAGGAATGATGCAGGTGCAGTAGTACAGCTTATCCCTTTACTACCAGATATGGTTGAGGTTAAAGGTAATGATGAGAAGTTAATTACTAAGTATCAATATAAACAAAAAGGCAACACTTTAGACATAATGCCAGAGGATATGATACATCTTAGAGAGAGAATAGATCCTAGAAACCACAGAAGAGGATTAGCTCCACTTAGATCAGTTATGGTTGAAATTTTAGGAGATGCTGCTGCTTCACAGATGGGTGCTGCATTAGTTAAGAATACAGGTGTGCCTAGTGTTGTTATAAGTCCAAAGAATGATTTATCAATGACTAGTGATGAAGCAGAGAATATAGCTGAGGTATTTGGTAGAAGATTTGGTGGAGAGAACAGAGGTAGACCATTAGTTATATCTGGTGGGGAAGTAGATATCCAAACACTTTCTTTTACTCCTAAAGATTTAGAACTAGGAAAACTTAGATATATTAATGAAGAGAGAATATCTGCTGTGCTTGGTGTTCCTGCAATCTTAGCAGGACTTGGAGCAGGACTTGAGAGAGCAACATATTCTAATGCTAAAGAATTAAGAGAGTTTTTTACTGAGCAGAAGTTAATTCCTATGTGGAATCACTTTGCTAATGAGTTCACTAAACAACTTTTATTAGGGGATTTTGAAAGTAATCCTGCATATTGTTTTAAGTATGATTTATCTAATGTCAGGGCTTTAAGTCAGGATGAAGATGCAACAATGGCAAGAATTGTACAGGGTTACAATGCAGGGTTTATAACTGTTAATGAAGCAAGACAAGCTAATCAGTTACCTGCTTTAGACAATGGAGATTATTTTGTTAGAAATATGACTGTTGCAGAAGTACCTGTAGATGGATCAGAAGTAACAATGTATCATGCTCCATTAGAGTATGCAGCTGATGAAACAGTTGAGGCTAAAGGTAAAGATGCTCATGTTATAACCTCAGATGGAGAAAGAGTACATACCTCTTGGCTAGAAACAGATGAAGAGAATGAAGAGAAATCTATAGAAACTAAAGTAGATAATGTTCCAACTTACATTCAGAAAAATGCACAAAGAGGATTAGACCTTCTTGAATTTGCAGGAGATGGACTAACAGATAAAACAAAGAGAGAGGCAAGGGCTATGGCTAATGGCACTATCTCAGATAGTAAAGTAGTTAGAATGGCAGCTTGGTTTAGTAGGCATGAGGGAGATTTAGACTCTGAGGATGCCAATGCTTATCTTTCAGGAGATAGAGAGAATCCTACTAAAGGGCAAGTAGCTTGGTTGTTATGGGGTGGAGACATTAGTAAATCTAACAAGATGAGAGCTTTTAATTGGGCTTCAAAAGAAGCTGAAAAGGTTAAAGAAGAGAAATCAGAGAAGTTTGATTTATATGGTTGGGAAGAGCCAACAACTAAGTTTTTAGGATTACCTACAGTTAAAGCTATGAAAACAGATGAAGAGAAAGCTGCTTACTGGAAGTCTATAGATAGCCTAAGACAAAAATGGGAAGATACATTGCAGACTGTATATGCTAAAGAACTTAACAGACAAAGAAGAGCAATCTCCAAAGCTATTGCAGGTAGCTCATCACTAGATGCTATGGAAACAAATATAGATATAGTTATTGAAGATACTAAGTTTGATAAAGAGTTATTACCATTGTTTTATTCATTAACAGATGATTTTTCAGTTAGAACTTATGATAATCTCTTTCCTAAAAATGATGCTTTTAAGGCAGCAAGTCCTGTTGATCTTGGTGTAAGTGTTACAGAGGAAGAGGCTATAAGAACTGTATTTGATACCTTAGCTGATTTACTTCCTGCAGGTAGAACACTTAAAAAGATTGTTGATGATGGTTTTTATAGAGGACAAAGAGAAGTTCCACCTGCTGTTGGCTCAGTATTTCAAGATGGGCAATCAGCTAGTTTCTTACAAGAGAATGCAAAGTCTGTAATGAAAGATCTAAATGATACAACAAAGAAAAGAGTATCTACCATAGTTGCTAAAGCACTAAAAGAATTTGAGGATTTAGGAATAGTTAATCCTGTTGCAGGTACACCAGAGGGAGATAAGTTCTTTAATCAATTAGCTAAGAACATTAATACAGTTCTAGGTGGGCAATCACTTAACAGAGCTAAGACAATAGCAAGAACAGAGGTTGTTAAGGCTAGTTCTTGGAGTCAGCAAAGAGCTGCTAAGTCCACAGGCAAGACATTAGAAAAAGAATGGGTATCACAAAGAGATGGAGTTGTAAGAGAGGCTCATTTTATATTAGATAATCAAAGAGTTCCTGCTGATAGCTTTTATCTGTATAATGGAG